TAATTTAACTGTATCTTCAGATATCATAAGCATAACTGAGTCGTCCTCTTCTTTAGCAACTTCGGCTTGCATTATACAACTGCCTCTGTCCATGCCTATAAATTCTAGTGTTCTGTGTGTATGCGGGTAATTGACTACTATTTTGTATACTTCTTCAGTAGTATACTTTGTCATATATTGTCCCTGTTTATCCCATACTTTAAATGAGTGTTTATTCTGCATCTGCTAACCTCGTTGTGATATAAATGTATTTTGTGCCCTCTGGACACCCCCATAAATATTCCTGTGCTTTTTGCCTACAGTTATCTAATGTACTGTTACGGAAATACTTTAAGTATTCCTGTTCTGGTTCTATTACACTTATTACATATTCTACTTGTTTTGCCATTTTATATTCCTCTATAATGTTCTACTTACTTTACCATATGAATGTTTTATATCTGGTCTAACTGGATAATTGGCATATACCATATATCCTAATGCATCATTAAAGTGACTGAAGTCTGTAGCACCGTCCTTTTCTGGTTGTCTGGTACCTTCTTTATATGTGTGCTTTCTTAAACCATTAATTACTTTAGCACACTTTGGATCTATTGTCAATCTAATATTATCCTGTTTACATACACTATTTACACTGGCTATACGGTCTTTAACTGGTGGATTCTGGGTACCACATATTATCTTAAAGCCAGCATTCTTTATTATAATGTGATCGCTTAATCCTCCGCTACTGGTTTGCCTTCTGGCACCAGAAGCATCTGGATATGCTATAAAACGTTGGTCTGGGTATCTCTGGCGTATTTCGTTGCACATTTCCTGTGTATCTGAACCGTATATCTCTATCTCATCGAATATATGTAAGCCAGCCATTGTTTTGTAGGCCAATACAGCACATATTGGTGAAACGTTAAAGTCCATTCCTACTTGTATAGGTGTACCTGGTTGTAGTGGTACTGATTTACTGATTATGTTGTGATCTCCAAAAGCATAGTATATTGCGCCTGCAAAATCGACAAATTCTGCCTGATACTCCTGTTTGTAGGTTCTTTCGTCTAGATCTCTTCTGGCATCTGCTAATTCTTCTTCTGGAACTAAGCCACCTTGTTCTGTTGTGTACTGCCAACTTTGCCAATCTTCTGTATGCTTTGCTTTGCTATATAGATCAAATAGATAACCTTTCCCTTTGGGAGAACTAATAATCATTGCTGACCCTTGCCTGTCAGACAGAGTAGGACGTATAATTGCTTGCCATGTTTGTTCTAATTTAGGTATATCAGCGGCCTCATCTATAACTACTGCATCCAGTCCAAGTCCTCTAAATCGCTCAGGTGCGTCGGCCGAGCGAAGGAATATAGTACTACCATTTACCAGTGTTATAGTTAGTTCTGATTCATTAATCTTTTTAATCCAGTTCTTATCTCTTAACATATCTTTAAGATCTTCCCAGATAATTTGTTTACACATACTATAGGTAGGTGCTACATACATACATTTTTTATTAGGGAATCTGGCATGCTTAGCCAGATAGGCTATAGAAGCATAAGACTTGCCCCCACGTCTTCCTGCTATAACGATAGAAAAGCGACTTTCAGATTTGATTATTTTGGATTGTATATCTGTTAACTGCACATCTTTACCCCTTAAAGTGACCGGGCACCGGGGTATTGGTGCCCTGTCTTAATAGAATCATCTGTGTGATTGAACGTTTGGCAACTATCATTAGAACAGCATATTGCTATGCATATTTAGGATTCACCAGATTCTTCTAACCATGGGAGGACTTTGTCCTCAGTAGTATTTATCGGTTGTTCCATTTGACCCAGGATATTCTTGCCTAACCATATAAGCATTGTCCTGTCACCGTTTAAGGCCAACTTTAATTGTGCTTTTCTGAGTCTTTGTTTCGTTGCGGTAGTTCCTTTTTCGTATAAATCTGCGAAGTTATCCCGTAAGGTACTGACTGGCACACGATACCAATCGGATATCTCTTGCCAGGTGCAATGAAGCTCTGCTAATTTCTCAAATTCCTGTTCTGGTATAACTGTTTTGTTTCGGCCCACAACTCTGCCACGTACGGTTTTATCGCCGTATTTTATATTTTTAACTTTGTAAGGTGTTTGCTGTTCTGGTGCTTTATCTTCAGTTGACATTTGCATCTCCTGTATAATCAGTATCGTCGCTACTGTTTGCGTATATCTATTTATCCTTTCTGCGTGATTTGGTTATACCACTGTATCTCTTGGTAAATTTCCAGCCGGTTGCTGTTTTCTGATACCTTTTTAATTTTCTAGGCACTGGATATAAGGTATTTTCGTGTATAACATAACCCATTTGTTCTTGTGGGTTCATGTCGTGTATTTTAATCAGAACATTGTATTGCTTAACTGTGACTGATTTACTCTGTAATACATCATATACCCATCTAAACATATGATCGGCTGTTTGATTCATAGTAAGCAATTGTTTTCTTTGCTCAGGTGTTACTTCCATGTATCTATTTAATGTTCTTCTAGCAAATGCTTCGCATTTACCGATTCCTCAGTCCTTAGCGGACTTCGGATAGTATTTTAGCAAAGCGAAGCCTGTTATCATGTAGGATAGATCCAGAATACTCCTGTTAAGGAGTAAACACGGTCATCATGTGAGGATGAGTCCATTGTTACTGGGTTGCTTTGAAAGGCGGAATGCTTTATCCTTCCCTACAATACCCACTCTGGTGTCATTCGGGCTAACAGTATACTAGTAACATTTATATACTGTTAGTGTATGTTGCTTATTCTCAGAGCATACATTCTATTCTTTATATTGCGGATAATACTATAATCCTTATGAGTCTATACAAGTTATCTGGGTCTCATATAGCCTTGATCTCAACGGTATTCTATTGCTGGCCCGTCAACCTTATGTAGTATTTGTCTATTATCTCTTGTTTCCAGCCCTTTCTGGGAGGCCATGCAACACCTAATGTATCTAATGTTGCTTTACTATAGCCACCTGCGGGCGATTTAAGAGAATCTAAATATTCTTCTATTGTGTATAATTTTTCTTGTGCCATAATGAGTTGCCTAAAGTGAAGTAGACGCTTTTATGCTATTAGTACTATAATTCTGGAGAATTATATATACATCGTCGGAGACCAATCGTCAGATATATGATAGTCGCCTACTTCAATTATATTTATCCTTTAGTGTATCTTGAAAGATATCCTTTTAGGAGGTTGTATGTCTGCTTTGGTTTTATAATTGTAACCTGGTGTCCAGGAACTGTTAAACAGTGGTACAATTAACTTGTTCCATACTTCTGTTATTTTTTTAAGTTGGTTTTTGTTTAAGTCAGCATTGCTTCTGTAATGATTACTTAAAATACCGCCCACATAACTTATTATACTGTTTTCTGTTTTGCTAAAATAACTGCTTTTGGGTAATGATAAGTCTGGCATACCGTTTTTACTGTTAAACATATCCCACATCAAGTCCTCTTGTATACTGCGGCTAGAACTTTCTATAAGGAATCTCTGCATCCAGTACATAATATAATCCAGGTCTTCTGGTTGTATAAACACATAACCTGTTTCTTTGCCTTCAGTTGTTGTTTTAGGTCTAAATGCTATTTGCTCAAATTTACCTTTATCTGTTTTAAGAGGTACGTCTTTTATACTTACGCTCATAGTCCTTTCCTGGCTTCATGTGGATAATCAGGATGTAGTGGATGTAACCAGAACTTAGTTCGCTTAGTATTAGTTCTCCAGTCGTCTGTTGCACTGATTACTTTGCCTCTGAGTGGGTGTTGTTGACGTGGATTTTCATAATAAGCATCTTTATACTTGTTTACTTTACGTCTAACACTTTGTGGATGTAGATTTAACTCTAAACCCAGTTCATAATCTGTTTTGTTATGTAATTTTTCCGCTAAAGTAGGCTTTGCCTTGCGTTGAAAGGGTGTGCCATAGTTCTGTACTCTCATATGAATAGTAGCAGGGTGTACACCTTCCTGTTTTGCTAAATCTACTGCATGTATACCCCATTTGCTTATAAATGAGTCTGGGTTTTCACTCATTGTGGTGTTACTATGTTGCCTAGTAGTATAATTTTTGTCTGATTCTGATCTATACCTGTATTCAGTATATTTGCCTGAACCTTTTATCCATTTGCCTTTTTCTGTTGCCATTTT